CACAAATGACCGCCGCGCGCCCGATCAGGGTCGCGTGTTGGGATACTTTCGCAACGCCGAAACTGACGCCCATTTTGAATATGCCGAGCGGGGCGAGGCCCACTATTGGCCCGAGGCGCGGGCCGACGACTGGCCACATATCATATTTACGGGCGACGGCACGCGGTGCGCCCGCGTTCTCAAAACGCGCGCATATATTGCGGTGGACGAAGACGAATTCGGGCGTCCCATCGCTGAACGGTGGGACATAAAGCAACACCGTCAATATGACGAGTGACCACAATAGGCGGCACCCGCGCGGTGCCGCCGCTTGTGTTCACTAAACCCACGGAAGGAAAGACAAATGATCTACATCGCAACTCATGAACACGGGCAAGGTATCCGACACGTTACAGCCTTCGATGATCGCGCCGACTTTCTCGTATACGCCGACGAGGTGTTAGCGTGCGACAACGCTAACGCCATGCTGCGCGGCAAGCCTTCTATCGCCCGCATATGTGAAGCGCTATACGACAGCGGCCCCGGTTCCGGTTCGCGCTCGCACCGCCGGATTAGCCGAGACGAAGCGCAAGCCCTTGTCGGATGGGCGTACATGCATAGGTGCTGGAACTTGCGGGGGCTTTACTAATGTTAGTCCGCCACACGGAAAGCGGGACTTTTCGGATAAAGCGCGTAGCATTCCGCACCTATGAAGTATCGACGCCGCACCCTACGCAACGTGACACAAGTTATCTCAAAATATTCAACCCGCCCAACGCTTGGAATAAAGCGCGCGCGTATATGGCGGAAAAGGAAAGGGAATTGAAATGCAAAAGGTAACAAAGCACACACGCGCGCCGCGTAGCGGGCGGATGATCGAATGCCCTTGCTGCGGCGAGCGAGTGCGCGTTTTTCACTTCGCGTGGTACGCGCTTGCCTGCACGGGTTGCGGCAAGGCGGTGCGGAAACTCGCGTGGGGGAAGGTTTAGTGCAATACATCGCATATCTGCGCGTCTCGACGGACAAGCAAGGCCGCTCGGGGCTGGGGCTTGCGGCGCAACGCAAAGCGCTAGAACCCTATGAGGTCATCGCCGAGTATGAAGAGGTAGAGAGCGGGCGTAATAACGCCCGCCCTCAACTGGCGCTCGCCCTCGCCGATGCCAAGCGGCGCGGGTGCGGGCTTGTCATCGCCAAGCTGGATCGCCTCGCCCGCAATGTTCATTTCGTGTCGGGCTTGCTGGAAAGCGGCGTCCCCATTGTCTGCGCCGACATGCCCGAGGCGGACCGCACAATGCTTCACATGATGGCGGTATTCGCCGAGTGGGAGGCCCGCCGGATCGGCGAGCGGACGCGCGAGGCCCTTGCCGCTGCGAAGGCGCGGGGCGTCAAATTGGGCTCGCCCCGCCCGGAGGAGGGCGGACGCAAGACTGGCGCGGCACGCCGTGCGCGTACAGACGCGGCGGCTGTACGCGCGTGGCCCGTTATCCAACGCCTCGCAGACAGGGGCGCAAGTTCGAGAGAAATCGCGGACACCTTAAATGAAAGCGGCATACCGTCCGCGAACGGCGGGCGATGGCATTCGTCTACCGTCTGCCGCCTTATGAAACGAAAGGAGAACATAGCAGCATGAAAACAATAATCGTTTGCGGTGTCATGCTCACCGCAACGGCATCTCTTATCATAGTGGATTTCGGTCGACGTGTGATCGAATGCCGCGAATCGAACGATGTTCTGTCCGAGAGGTTGGCGGACATCAATCAGAATTATTTCTTTTTCCCCAAAGAACCCGGAGGTAAGTAGAATGGTAGGCAAACTAACACCCGACGACATCGTGAGCGCAAGCCTCGTTCCGGCTCTGATGGGCATGAGTCCGTATATGTCACAGAATGAATTGTTGTCGCGATGCATGGCCGCGCGCGATGGCACACTCGAGGACGACTTCACGGGCAATGAAGCGACCCAATGGGGCAACACGCTGGAGCCGGTTATTCTGGAGGAAACCGCAGCGCGTTTAAACTTAACGGGATTGAATGTCGATTTTCCCAATCCGTTTTTCCATCACGACCTTCCGCTCGCCTGCTCGCTCGACGGATCGGCGACAACGGATGGGCGTGTCAAAATTAAAACAGACAGGGGCGCGGGTATCTATGTGATTGGCGCGTCGGAAATAGAACACGATGGTCCAATCATTATCGAGAGCAAGTTGACCTCCGGGTTTCCGGAGGAGCGACCGCCCGCACAACGCGGCCCGCTTCAGTTACAGGCGCAGATGATGTGTACCGGACACACATGCGGCGTCATCGCTACATTATACAGGGGCATAGAGTTGCGGCTGTTGGTCTACGGTCAGGATGTTCGGACTCAAGACCGCATCCGAAGCGCGGTCGAGGACTTTGAGCGCAGGCGCGAAGGCCCGGATTTCTACCCGGCGATATCGAGCGCCGACGCGAACGTCGCGTATGCAACTGTGGATAATGACGCGCCTGAATTGGACTTGGACGAAAGTCCGGAGGTTGCGGTCGCGTTGTCTGATCTCGTCGCCGCAAAACGCGCAAAAAAAGCGGCGGAGGCCGAGATCGATATCTGCGAGACCTTGATTAAGGAGCACATGGGCGCACACACACGGGCGACGGGCAGGGTTGGCAATCACACGTACAGCGTGACGTGGCCCATGCGTCATTACAAGGCAACCCCGGAAAAGTACGTACCGGCAAAGCCGGAACGATCCGCACGGCAGGGCAGCTTAACATTGAAGGAGATGTAAAATGACAGGTGCACAACGCAAATATTTGGATGCATTCGCGCGATATGTTTTGGAGGAAGGCGTAGCGCCTACGATGCGGGAATTGTCAGGCGTGGTTGGCGCGACACCTCAAGCCTGTCACAAGATGATGCTGATTTTGATGGAGCAGGGTGCAGTCAAGCGCGGTTCGTATGGAGGGAAGCGGAACTTCTATCTTCCATCATAACAAGCTGAAAGGAAGACTTTTCGTTTTCTGGTGTGAAGTGGCGAGCCGCAATCCTCATGGTGCGGCTCGTCATTTCTTTAATATGTTTAAACATCACAAGTCTTTTATCTACGGCAACAAGCACCACAGCGTCCGCATCATGTGCCGTCATCAGGCGCTTGCTTTTGGTGCCTTTACCAACGATGAATTGATAGCTGCCATATTGGTCGCAGACGGCCCTCGCTTTAACATCAATGCGAAAATATCTATCTTGCAGGAAGGCAACGATATCGTGTCCGTCTGTGCGAACCATCGTCGAGTCACCGCCGTATCGCTCGATTGCGGAAGCCGCAATCAATTCACCGACACGCCCGGTGCGGGTCTCATCCCCCCTTTGCAGCACGGATTTTCTCGCGCAACTCGCCGTAGTCTATAACCATGCGCGACACTGCTGAACAATTACCCGGAATGTCACGGGCGCACGGCTGCTTCATACTGTCCATCTCATCAGCCGCTTGCTTCAACACTTCTGCGCTGTAACTGGACAGGGGCGGGGTAACTATGACGGCCTCGCCCTTCTCGGCACCCTTGTAATCGAAATAGGCACCAACGGCGGACGCGCTCGCCCCAACCACGCTAGAAGCCACCGTTACGCATCCGGTTGGTAACACCAGACTTAGTGCCGCCAGCAACAGCATCCATGCGTTGCCGCGCTTCTTCAACAGCCTTCGCCGTCTCGCCCTTCTGGAGACGCCGCCCCACCCAGACGGCGGCACCAATCGCGGCGATGGTTCCGGCAAGCGCCCCAACAACAAGCCAACCATTCACTTACTGCTCGCCTTTTTCTTTGAGGAAGAAGCCGACGATGCCAGCGATTGCGGCGAGCGCGGTGCTGATCTGCTGCATCAGGCCGGGATCGACGTTGATCCCGACGAGCGCCAGCACACCAGTCAGCGCGGCGTAGGAGGAAGGCTCTCTAAAGCGTGAGATAATGGCGTGCATTTTAATAACTCCATATAGTTGGTCGGTTCGGTTCGGTCAGTGTGTCAAGGTGGATGAAGCGCGACGACTGA